GGAGAATGCTGTATTCCATAATGGTTCAATTTCTTCAAATGATAAATGCAACTCACATGATGAAGGCCAGCCATTACGAAACGGTCCTCTATATGTTGGTTGAACTGTTAATAATGCTGCATTTTTCACATAAATCAAATCGTTATCACATTTAATTTCAAATGCACATGGTGGAAATACCTCACCGAAGGTTTTGTTTCCACCACTATCTTCTGGTAATCTTGCACATGACAAAGATGCTAATGTTTTTATAGGAACAATCATTTCATTTTTTGGGTCATTCCAATAACCCATGTTAAATGTGAACTCAAATTTCCTTCTTTCAGAGTTTTTATATACGAGTGGAATATCGAGTCTTGATTGTATTGTAGTTCCAATCTGAGCGCCTCTTGCAACATTGGCGGCTGTTGTAGCAAAATCACCACCTGATTTAAAACCAGCTCGTATTGCACTACCTACTGAATACACCTCACTTTTCATTTTTGAGAGAGCAATTGCCGCTTCTGCAATTTTGCTGGCAGAACTATCATATGCTTCCCATGAATGTGATATGGATTCAACAATCTCTGTAGGCATAATAAATTGAAATGTAATAAGAGTTTTACCTGTTGTAGTCCCGCCAACATCACCTGTCTTTACATCCTTTTCTCTTGCATTTTTTGCCTGTGATTTTATCTCTTTTGCATTAAATTCAATTTTAGTTAGATTTTGTATAAATCTATATCGTTCAAAATTTGGGTAACATTTTATTGGCTGCCCAGATACAAATTTAGGATCAATTTGTGAAACAGATGCAATGATGTCACTTGCAGCACCCGCTGTGATGCCTGGACTATTATTTGCTAATTTACCAACAGATAATTTATCAGCCATCCAATCACCTATACTACCCCTACTTGGTGATGTATTAGCCAAATCATTTGTATATTGTTGTTGATTTTTTAATAAATCTGTTCCAAATAAACCTGACATTTATATTAATTAACCCCCTATTCCTGTAAATGCTTTAAGAAATATGTTTGGCAGATATTCTTTTTGCTCCTTCACAGGAGGCGTTCCAGTACCATTTTGTTGTAAAGAAACAACATTATTATCTCCATTTTTATTACCAGATTCTATCTTTCCGTTATCAGCGCCTTGTACTCCTGGTAGAAAACCTGCTGTCCATTTTTCAATATCCTTATTTAACGATTGTATTGTATTGGCAGCTGGTTCAACTTTAACATTTTTTTGTTCTGCTGATGTTACTGGTTGACTACCAAATTGTCTAAATCTAACATGATTTGGATCATTTGCAACTGTATCAAATTCAGCACCCATTGCTTCTAATTTAGCTTTCAGTCCAGGTGTTGTTCTAATACGATTCATTGTTTCTGATGAATAATCTACTTTATCACCTTTACCATGTCCTTGTTTTCCTTCCCATGCTTCTTTATCATTTCCGGGGTCTGCAACTGGATTCCCGCCAAAAGCGCCAGGATTTCTCTTTTTTTCTTCAAACATTTCTTTCTGTTTTTCAAATGACCTATAAGCAGATATTACATTTGCATCTTTTCCAGTGTCCTGTTTAATTGCTTCATTTGCCGATCTTAAAATATTTTGTGTTTGTTGTGTTAAATTTGCAGTATTGACATTACCATCATTACTTCCAAAAATCTTACTCTTAAATGAATCCCATCTACTAGGGGCTTCTGTTGGTGCAAAAGGATTCGTAGTTGAAGGTTTGCCTGTAAGCCAATTCAGTGCCGCATCAAACATTGTGTCACCAGCACTGTCCATTGTGTCACCTGTATCTTTGTTTGTTTTTGCTGTTTCTTTCTCTGTTTTAGCAACTTCTAAATCGACTTTCTGTTGTTTTTCATTAAATTTATTAACTTCGGGATTAACAGATGCATGCGCTTCTGATGGACTTAATGTTTTATAAAGCGCATATGCTCCAACTCCAGCCGCAGCTGTTCCTAAAATATATGGCAACGCCGCTTTTAACATACCTGACATTAACCCGCCACTTAATAAATCTGTTGCCGATGAAGTTCCCAATTCTTTTTTTTCAGCAACTTTTGACAAAAGAACTTTCTTCTTTTTACCACCTATTAACAATCCAGTTGTGTCTGCCACACCGTCTTTCTTAGAATTAACAATCCTAACAGGTAATGAATATCTGATGTTTTTCTGAGGCCAAACAGCTTTTGGTGGTGTAGGAATAACAACTGGAATCGAGTAACCTGCCTTAGTTGTAGGCCATGTTGATTTTATTGGGACTTCTTTAATCTCTGATAATTTCTCACCTTTTTTCTTCTTATCTGCTATTACCTGTTCAACACTTGAACCAGGTTCGTCTGGAAGTTGTGAATCACCTTTTTTATTAAAAATCCTATTAGCAACAACTGCACCTGCCACTATTTTTGAGGCACCAAACACTTTTTCCATTAATGATATTTGTTGTTGCCAGCCATGAATAGAAACCTTGGCTGCCTCTTTATCTTCAGGAGACATTTTGCCACTAGACAACATATTTTCTAATTCAGCCTTGGAGTCTTTAGCCCTCTTTAAAGAATATACCTCTTGTTTTTCTCTGAATATTTTTTCTTGACTTTTTCCAGTTTCTTTTGATTCATTAAAAGCATCTACCATCATTTCGGCATATGCTTCTTGATCTGTTTTAGTTGGTTGCAAGTTAAACCTTGCTTCCATCTTATACAGTTCTTCTAATATATCAGTTGTTTTATCAAAGTTATCTTTTTTGAATCCTGTAAAAAACTTCCATGCACCAACACCAACATCCTTAAATCCAGACAAGGCCGTTTCAACACCAGATATAAATGGTGTTAAGTCACTAAATATGTTGCCAAGTTGACCTGTAACAGGACTGAATATTTTACCAATTCCAGTCTTAACAGTTTGACTATCTTCAAGATGTTTATTGATGCCCTTAAATAACTGTTTTGCCTTTGTATCTTCAACCTTCAACATCTGCTTTAACATACTACCACGCCACTGTGATAATGGCATGGATATTATGTTTACACGGTCTTTCTTTTGTGCCATGAGCAGTGAAACTTTGCTAACTTTTGTATCATTGATATTTTTTTTCTGTAGCAATTTTTGGAATTGCTTTTCTTCTTCTTTTGTACGAGTTTTAGCAAATTTATTAATTTGTTCTTGTAAGACAACACTATCTCTTGTTAATTGAGCAAGGACTGACGCCATGTCTTGAAGTTCTTTTAATGCGCCCCTTTTTTCAGAACCCAATGTTGATGTAAAATCTTTTGATGATTTTATATTAATTTCACCTTTTGCCATTTACCTAGCTCCTGATGCTTCTCTTAATGAATTGCTCTTATCCTTCAAATCTCGTATAACTAAATTCAATAATGCTTCCTTCTCAAACTCTGGCAATAAATTACTTTCTTCAATTCCAATGTGCGCTCTACTTGCCAGATAATACTGTTCTTCAGTGATCGCCTGTAAGCTTGTACCTGATGTCACCAGGTACATTAGTAAAAAAAATTGTCCAACGGTATCACCCTTTCTGTTTCATTTTCACAATGAATACATTTCACCTTAAATTTAAAATCTAATCCAAAGTCATGTGTATTGAACCATTCATCAATTTTTTCCTTTTCAGATTGTGTTAAATTTTCTATGAAGAATAATTTATCTTCAAATGTAAGTCCATTCTCAACTCCATCTGGTGTAATAATGTTTTCTATAGCAACTGCACATCCATAAATATTCATCTCAATCTGCTTCTGATACTCTGTCAATGACTTATCCTTCAGCATCTCAAACAGACTATCTTGCATATTCCTTGTTAAAATATTTAATGTAACAGCCAGATTATCATTTATTTTCAAATAGTTCCAAGGAACTTTTGACTCTGTTATAGATACAGGTGCTTTAACTGGTTCTACCAACTCCAGTTTGCCTTTCTTTTTAGGTGTTACAACAGGAACTACTGGAACAATATTCTCACCTGTTTCCAATTTCTTTACAACCAGTTTACTCAAATCAACTGTCTGAAATGTCTGTGAGTTACAAGCTAGGCATTTTGATGGAAACGTGTATTTGTAGCCTTTAGTCACATTTCTTATTTCTACCATCAAGAAAAATCTGTCCTGTAAATACAAGTCACCAACATTGAATCCTTCTGTTACAACACACTCTGATATTAGACTATCAAGTGCAGACTCTATTACTTTTTCATCTTCCACATCATTGTATAGCAACAACCTTTTGATCTGACCAGTGGTAATTGGTTTATATTTAACCGTTTTTCCACTACCAGGGAGAACAGTCTCCCACTCATACATATTTAAGTACCTCTTAAAATTTCCTGACATATTAACATCCTCCTTTTAAACAATTTATAGTATATTATTCAATACGCCACGACCATATTGTTTCAAGAATCCAGTCAAGGCACCTTCTGTTTGTTCACGAACTGTATGATATTGATATGTAAACGTTATATCAACAGTTGCAAAATCATTACTTGCATAGTCTAATGTAACTTGGCCAATTTCTCTAGGCCAGGCACCATACAACTTATACACACATATTGTTTCACCTGACTCCATTCCCAATAGGTGAACCTCTTGTTCTGACATATATGTTGTTGGAGACCCATATATATTTGATTCTGGGTCATGCATTATCTTATGCCAATCCCAAAACTTCTTCAATAAAAGTCCTTTGTTATCAACATTATATGTTACTGTCCAATCTTCAAATTTCTGTGTTCCTGACACCTTATACTCTTGTCCACAAAAAAATGTTGATGTGGACTCAAAGCTAGATGATGGAAGATTTGTTGATTTAACCTGATAACCAAACTTATCTGTCCCATTACTCAATCCTCTTGTGTCAATAAGACTACTCATACCTGTTGACAATCCAGTGATTAAACTACTTCCAAGTGTGTCCATTGTTGGAATACCACCTGCAAAAACACCTTGTAGTCCAGCCTTCATTGTATTTGCAAATCCGGGGAAATTTATCTGAACCCAGAACAAATACTGTCTGGCATTGCCTCCTAGAAAGTTGGCCTTGTATGTATCAATGTCAATAGGTATCTTCATTATATCAACCCTGCCAATTTATTAAAACCCTTTTTAATTAATGTATTGGTTCCTACGCTATTAGACATCATTTCATAATACAGATAAGTGAACGTAATATCAATAGTTGCAGTGTCATTTGTAGAATAATCCATATTTACAGCACCAATGGTTTTCGGCCAGCATCCAAACAACTTATATGACTTTATTGTGTTTCCAGTATAATCCAATAAATGTATTTCCTGATCGGCCATATACTTTGATGGCAAACCAGCACTTCCATCTCCAAGATTATATATCATTTTTTGCCAATCATGAAATTTATCCAGAATTAATCCTTTTTCATCAATATTAAGTGATACTGTCCAGTCACCAAATGACTTGTTCCCTGCAATCTTATAACTTATACCACCATACTTAACATCAACTTCCTCGAATGATGTTTCAGGTAAACTTGTGGACTTAACAAGATATGGAAACATTCTGTCATTCTTGCCAACACCAAATGTGGACAGTGCAGCTGTTGCAGCTTTGGCAATATTTGCCAATGAAAAGGTATCTTTACCAGTTGCTTGTGTCTGTGAGCCAGATGCCGACGGAAAATTAAATGGAACAAAGAACAAATATGACCTTGCACCACCTGAAAACATTGCTCTGTATGACTCGAAATCAAAATTAACTTGCATATCATCTCCAAAATAAAATAAAGGGCCTAAAAGACTTGTCCTTTAGACCCCTTATGGAATCCATGAGTTAAAAATAAACTCAAGCGTGACACACATATTTATACAACTAATTAGGCATATGTTGGTGCTTTGCCATATTTACCTGCATCCGTTGTGTGGTATATGTATGTGAATGTAACATCAAACTGAACAACATCATTAGATGAATAGTCCAGTGTTACTTGACCAATTGATTTCGGCCATGCTCCCAATAACTTATATTTTTGTACCGGCATTCCATCAAGTCCTAACAATTCAATTTGCTGGTCGGCAAAATAAGTTGTTGGTTGACTGTGGATATTAGTCGTTGGGTCATGTATCAATGTTGTCCAGTTATGAAACATCTGTTGAATTTTAACATCAATGTCAACATTGAACGTAACAGTCCAATCAGAATATGTGTATTTCCCTGCAACCTTGAAGTCATATCCCTGCCAATTCAAAATAATTTCATCCATAATTGTTTCAGGTAATGTTGTGGACCTCACAAGATAAGTGGCAACCTCTGGATTCGCTCCAGCTACACCACCAGGAAAATTGGGTTTAAAATAAAATAAGTATTGACGAGCCCCGCCCTGAAAGTTAGCTCTATACGCATCAATGTCAAAACGTCCAGCCATAATTTAATCCTCCTCTTGAGAACCTTGAAATCAGGTTCTTCTGTTATATTTAGTAAAAATTAATTCTTTATAAAATCGTATATTTTACTCAATTCTTTTTCTTTGTCTTTTATCCAATCTTCTTCTTTTACTATAAAATAATTCCATTCATTATCACTTAGCCATTTCTTCTTATAATTGTCATTCTTTATTCTATTTCTATTATTAACCTTTTTATTTCTTTTATCTCCATGCCACCAGTGTGAACCATACTCAATGGCGATCTTTAACTCTGGAATTAATATATCAACTTCGAGACATTTTTTACCAGGACGTTTTATCAATTTCCTGTTTTTGAACAATACTTCAATACCTGGCTTCGTTTCTCGAACATAATTCAATATGTTTGCCCTTAATTCTCTTTCTCCTTTAGATGTTCCATTTTTAGCGCATCTTGGACAGGTGTTTGTGTATGCCTTGTGTCTCTCATATTTCTTTCCACAGACACCGCACTCAATTTTTATAATACCCGTTTCTAAAAAATACACTTTATCTGATAAGGCAATCAACTCCTTTTCAGTTAATTTTTCAATCCATGTGTCAAAATTTTCATTTCGTAATCTCTGTGACAATGTATTGTTTTCGCCACTACTATTACATCCTTGAGAACAATATCTATAACCAGTGTCAAATGTGTTAAATTTAGCAATGCCCGTTTTACATTTACCACATTTCTGTATATCATATAAATCATTAACAATGTGATATATTCTTTCTGTAAATCTAACACTATCTCCTAAATATGATGTTCTTTTAAAAACATTGCCAACGATGACATTGCTCTCTTTTTTCAACGACTGATAAAATGACCGTGACGATACTCTTTTAGTAAAATCAACAATATGTGTCTTTAGATCATTATTGCCAATGTGCTTAAATTTAATCACTACATCATTGTGTTTATTAGC